CTGGCGGAATCTGTAGGGGGTGTAAGTGCAACAGCATCTCCAATCGCAAATAGCTCTGGCTCGGTGACCAATCAGGCAATCCAGGTATTGCAGGGTCCTTATATTACTAATACTTATGGGAACGGCATCCAGTGCCAGGGTCCCACTGTAAACTTCACTCCCTATGTCACTGGAAGTGCAAGTGCGACAAAACCTTACGAACCATATTATTATGATCCCGTATATGATATGCGAGATCTCGATGAGGATGGAGCACCCGATAATCCTGGCTCCATATTATACAGAGTTCCTGTAAGGACTGGACAAAAAGATAACTATAACTTAGGTGTAGGTTTCTCTATGACATGGAGTAAACCTTTAGATAAAGAATTACAGGCAAAATGCAAAGAGGCAGCAACTGCCAACATCGAAATGATGAGACAATTAACTGCCAATAAGCGGTTAGATTTTGAGATCGGAAGATTAAAAAATTGTGGAAATTTATTAAAGGAGGGAATTCAGTTCCATCCTAAGAGTCCTTATTATTCTGTATGTGCAGATGTTATTGTGAATAACCCACCAGGGCATACTCATCCACACGTCCACACTATCCCTTCTTCTTCTTCCTTGGGAAGACAGAGCGCAGTGCCTTCACAGCGTGGTTCATCTGACGCTGCTCTGCTCGGCGCTCCCCTGTCGATTGAATAGGTGGTGTCTTTCCACGTATACTAGCAATCTTTTTCATAACTTTCTTAACCGCTGGTCTGACTGCTTTCAATAGCAGATCTGCCAGCGGTTTTGCTACGAGTGCTGATGTTGTTGCAATGACAGCAACGCCGCCAACCTGCATGACCTGACCGCCACTAGGAAGTCCAGCGACGATCTGTTGTGGGAGTGGAACCTTTTCTGTGATTTGAATGCATGTATTGTCGATGAGTTCATACCCGACAACCTTCTTTCTAAATCCTTCTACAAAAGAACCAACAGGATATTGTGCTTTTTGAACTTTAGTAGGACACTCCACTTGAACAGTTTTAGGTGGAGGTGGAAGTATTTCTTCAGTTTCAGGAACTGTTGGTGCTGGTGTCTCTGCATTGCTCTTAGGAACAGGAGCAGGACGAGTAAAGATCATCTGTTCAGGTTCATAATTAATAGGATTAAAACTGGGAACGCCAGCGTCACAAATTGTATAAGTTCCCTTGGGATCTTCCTCTTTGATTGCATTGTTCTTAGCGTTGTTGGTTTGATGTGCCTCAACGCACCCAGGAATATCAACTACAGGCACACCAATATTTACCACAACTGGTGGAGGAAGTGGTTTAGATGTATAGTATTGTGTAGGTGATACTACTGTTGGTATTTCAATCTCCTGAATTTTAATATCAGGAGAAGATATAATTGGAATTTCCATTAATCATCATTGAACATATTGAATATGCCATTCCATACAGAATGAAAGAAAACATATAGAAAAAATGTATCTCTTGCTTCCTTCTTTTGTTGCCTTTTGTACGTGCTTTGTGCCATAGTAACGTAGTACACCACGTTACTATTTAACTGCTCTCAGCAAATTCTCAGAAAGGCAGTGCTGTTCCGCTAACATTTCCACCAGCAGCACTTGGGACAGCAGGACCAGTCACTTCAGGTAACTTGGGAACTGCTGAATCTAACATGCCAGGCAGAGCGTCTCCAATAGCACCAACTGCTGCTTTGGTTACTCTTTCTCTGACGCCTTCAATGATGGCATCTTTCTGGAGGTATACATATACACCTCCACCAACAATACTTGCTGTTCCTAAGAACGACAGTACCGCTAATGCGTTAATTAGTTTTTGCATTTTCTTCCTCTTTCTTTCCGATTGTGGGTGCTTTCTTTGGAGTGCTACCATTTCTAGCAGGACTCAATCCGAACGCAGCTAACGATCCACTAAACACCGATGCGATGAAAGTTGGATCGAAATCTAAGATCTTTTGACCGTTTGGAAGTCGAACGTAACTAAATGTGAGAAGGGATGCAGACCAGATAAGGACTACAACTTTCACCAGATTACCAAGAACTTCACTTTTGTCTTCATCTTGTTGCTTCTCTTCTGTAGTCACGTCTGATTTATTTTCAGACATAAAAATAGAGGAGTGTAACTCCTCTATTTATAGTTATTGTGCTACAGGAGTAGTTTTCTTTTTACCAATATTATATTTTGACTCTAGTTCCCACTCACCTTTTTCTTTGTATGAAAGAACTTTGATTTGATTAAGTGGTGCAATGTCAAGAACTTCGTCGGTCTTAACAATAGAAATCAATCCCCAATCAGAAAGCAGTTGAGTAATTCTATTACGACGCTGAACATCATTCTGAGTCAAGTTTGCGGTCTTACCATCAAGAGCAAACAATTCTTTAAAGTGTACAATATAATACTTACCTTGCTTGTGTAGAATGTGGCAAGATTGATACAACTTCTTTTCTTTACGAGAGGCAACCCCGATTCTTGAAAGGGTCTCTCTTACTTTGAGAAAGTCATCTGGTTGAGAAAGTTTCACCTCTACCATACTTTCACGAGTCCACTGAACCTCAGCAACTTGAGACATTATGCTTTTCCTCCACGGTTTAATTTCAATTTAATAAACTCAATTTGTTTTTTATTTAGTATCTTTAGAGTTGCTTGTGCCTTCTCGGTACTATAATTGTAGTACTCCTTGACACACTCAAGATCATCTAGTTTTACTTTCTTATCCCAGGGCGAGAAACGCTTTCTCTTCCTAACGATATTTATATAAAAATCATACTGAAGTTTACTAGGAAGTTGCGAGTTGAGATTCATCTCATTCGCAAGCAACACCGTGTCATAATGATGTGACAAACACTTAGTGATGACCCAGGAAGGGTATTCTTTTTCCCAACCTGGATCATCACCATCCATCAAATTGTTTTTGGTTTCATTAATCGTCTTTAAGTAATCCGTCAAGGGATGGTTGTACTTGCTCATAATTAGTTAAAAGAAGTTCTTTACGTTTCTTTTGGTCACGTGTGTAAGTTGTTGTAGATCTCATGGTATATGTAAGATCCCATTCTTGTGCAGTCCATTCAGGAAATCTTTCCTTAACAAATGCATCAGAGTTGTAGGTAATCATACATTTTTGTTGACTGTTATTACATTGTGCAGCAAAGAGTTCATGATCAAAACCTTTGTGCATAGATCCTTTTTTACCATACAGGTTATCCTTGATATCATAAGGAGGATCTAGAAATACAAATGCATCAGTGCCATAAAGCAATTCAGAATAATCCTGATTAGTAATTCTCCAGAATTGAATCAGTTCAGAAATGTATGGAAGTTTATCAATACCCCTGAAGGTAAAGTTCTGCTGTGACGCCATCTTACTAAAAGAAGATGATTCAGATAATCCACTGAATGAACACTTGTTCACAACATAGAAGTTAAATCCAATCTGATATTCATCTGTTCCTACCAATGCTGCTTTAGAATTCTCAAATGCCTCACGATGGGCATCTAAACTTTCACCTAGTTCTGTCTTCAGTTCTCGAAGGTCATGCGTAAGACGCTTGCCATGTTGCTGAAGAGACAACCAGAAGCAATACAAAGGGTAGTAAAGATCATTGACCCACACCTCTGTCCTAGGACGGGTCTGAGTCACGTGGAGTGCCATAGAACCACCACCTAGGAATGGTTCATAGAACTTGTCAAATTGTGGGAGATGCTTGTCTAAGAAATTAACTGCCCTGGATTTTCCACCAGGATACCTCAATGGGGTTTTCAACTTCATAGTAAAACTTTAGAGGGTTCAATGGTATCACAACTGTTATGATAAAGCAAGTCCCTAACCTGTCCCTTAATACTTGCCCAAGATTGCTCAGCATGTAAATCAGGATTACCGATCCAAACAATGTCTTGATGAGTCCACTGGAAATATCCGTGGTAATCTGACTTCTCAGTATCTTTTACAGTGGCAACTACCTTGACTTTGTTTTTGGGAATTACCAAAATTTTTCTTTGTTTGTAATCACCCAAAACATAGTAATCAGCAAGAACTATTTTTGGTGGTTTCTTTGAACTAGGATGAGCATTCTTGATAACAAACTTTGGTTTCTTAGAATTCAAGTTAACCTTTTTACATTCAAAGGTAGTATCATCAATAGCAAGAAGATCATATCCATTTTTACCAGGATCCCTGGAAAGAAGATGGTGTGATGCCCACTGAATAATTTCTTCTAATGCTCTGCCATTATCAAAGTTATCTTCTGATGATTCATTTTTAAAACTATGTCGAGACATCCATATGTCTGCACGACTATAATCAAATGTCTTAAATAACTTTTTAACATTTACGTTCATTTGAATTCACACTCCACCATCATTTCAGTAAGGGCAGCAAGTAGATTGATTTCCTGATCTGCAACAAATGCAGATTGGTATTGATACTTGCCAATAATCAATACCGCCTGAGGAATAGTCCTAGGTTCCAGACACTGATAAAGATTATCATAGATGGACCTAAAAATATGAGAGGGTTCATTGTCCAGATTACCAGACACCCATTTCTTAACTGTAGTGTAGTTCTTTGCCTTCAATGCATTAGTCAGTTCATTGAACCTGACATCAGACAAACTAGAAAGAATACCACTATCGATAACTCCACCAACTGCATATCGTTGACACTCATTGAGTGTACGACGCCAGTCAGGGAAGAACTTTAGGATTATTTGTGGAAGTACTTTCGGATCATATTGTACACCTTCTGTCTCAAGTATAAACCTGAGACGGTCGAAGAAGGTTCCTGCCAGTTGCTTTTTTTCTTTTCCTGGGATGGAGAAATCGACGACTGCACATCGGGAGTGCAAGGGTTCGATGAGTTTGTTTTTGTAGTTGCAGGTGAAAATAAACCTACAGTTACCATAAAACGCCTCAATGTTTGCCCGTAGAGCGAGTTGTACATCACTGGTTGTGTTGTCAGCTTCGTCAACAATGACGACTTTGTGCTGGGATTCACTAGAAAGTGAGAGGGTCGAAGCAAAATCTTTGACCTTGTTCCGTATTGTGTCAATTGCACGTCCTTCGTCGGATCCATTAATGATTATATAGTCAGCACCTAGTTGTTCACAGAGTGCTTTTGCAACAGTAGTTTTACCAATACCAGCAGTCCCAAACAAAAGCAGATTAGGAATCTGCCCACTGGTTAGAAATTCATTGAATGTATTCTTAGTGCTTTCAGGAAGAATACAATCATCAATCTTCTTAGGTCGATATTTTTCGACCCAGAGAAATTCATTACGAGACATTTAATCAAACTCCGTATTCAGAATCGGGTTCAAGAGCAATAAAATATTCAAGATGACTCAAGGGATCTCCTGCAGTGATGACCCTAGTAAACTTTGCTGCTCTGGTGCAGACATCAACATTGTAATCACCAGGAATAATCTTGATGGTTTCCATTTTAAAGTTAAAACAGAATGAGGTTTCTGACTTGCCTACATGGTGAGAAACAGTGTTAGATGTTTCGTTGTCTTTGTCTTTGACAGATAGAGATACGTCATCACCCTTGGACTCCAGGCAGAGATCAGGTAGATGAAGAACCCTAGATGCTTTAAGCAACGACTCAAGAACTTCAGTTGTCAGTTTGAAAGAGAACTGTACTTCAGGAAGATCAAGTTCTTTATTTGGTGGTACAATCAGAACATCAGGATCACAGAAAAAATACTTGAGTTTGCTTCGTCCAGATTTGATTGTAAGATAAGATTCGTTGTTGAATTCAAAATCAATATCACGTGATTGATCAAAGAGATCCCAACCGTTGATGAACTGACCAAGGTCATAGATTGCGAATGCTTCAGGAAACTCTTCCTTTACTTCTGCCTTAGCAAAAACATTCTTGGTTACCGAGATGGTAGAGATCTTAGATCCTGGTTTGATATAGATCGAGTTGTTAATCGTAGAAAAATTCTTAAGGATGAATTTTGTACGGTCAGAAAGTTTCATAGTCACTGGTTGTAGGTTTCACGTTCGGTGGACTTGTCGCTGAAGTGCATCAAAAGAACAGCATAGTGCATGATCTTGATGATGTCACGTCTTGCTGTACCTTTCTTATCATAGCGAGAGGCATACTTGAGGATGTTAGATCTGCAGAATGCTTCAGCATCACCACAGGCATCAATCAA